ATAACCACTACTATTATCTAATTCTGGCCAGATATGACTATTAGGTAGTGCTTCAGCTACATCAGGGTGCCAACCGCTTGCACCTGAATAGTCTTTGGCTTCTTTTACAAATTCTCTTGCTCTCATAGTCTTGCATCCTTACTTAAACTAGCACGTAGGAACCAAAGGTGTTTCTTATGTGCATCCATACGCTCTGCTAGAAAGTTGCTTAGGCCATGTTCGCCTTCGCCTTCAGCAGCATCATAGTTTTTCTTTAAGATTATCAATAACTTTTCGCTATCTATGATCAGTTCTTTAACCATGTCATCTTTACTGGGTACACGATCTTCATCTTCGATCTTAGTTAACATACTTAGGTTATGATAACTTGTGGGCATATAGGCATTTAGCTTACGAACATTTTCAGCAAATGGATCGATTGATTCATATACTTCATTATAGATTTCTTCAAATAGTTTATGGTATTCGTAAAAGTCGCTGCCTTCTACATTCCAGTGAAAACTATGAGTTTTCACATAGAAGCTAAAAGTGCTACTAAATGCTATTCGAGTTAATTGAACTAACTTATCCATTATTATTTTCCATACCATAGTTCGAACCATGCGGGAGTGCCTGGGCGAATATTATTTGCCTTCATATATTGTGCTTTGTCATTGCCACTCATTCCGGCTTTGTCTATATTTAGTTTATTTGCTTCGGCAACTTTGGCCTTGTATTCAGCCAACCTAACCGTGCTGCCCAAGCCACCCATATAACTAGCAATTTTAAGTTCGTGTATAGGATCGTTGGGCGCAAGATAACAATCATCGGGACTATCCTGAGTTATGTTTTCTTTTGTAATACGAAACTGTTTCATTTTAGCTGACTCTCAATTAATCTTGCTAGGGCATCGGCCTTATCTTCAACCCAGTTCTCGCCTATGTTTTGTCCACGCCAGTTAGGTTGTGCTGTATAGTTTGCTTCACCGCTATAGCCAGGTTTGTTGACGGCATAACTTCCCCCGTCTGGAGTTTCCTTTACACCTTGTTCGGCCCTGCGGCGGAACAACTCTTTAGATATATTTTGTGCTATATTTGTTTTATCCTGTGATTTACTTAGATTTTGTAATACTTGGATCAATACTTTTGTTGGATATTTGGTGTAATCTGCTTGATTGATATTTTCTCCAACATTTTGATCAGTCTTTTTAGGTTCTTCTTTTTTAGGAATACTGCTGGGAGTTCTTTTTAAACTAGCATCACTCTTGGCACGTTGTTGATCCCATGCCTTGCTCAATTTAGCAGCAGCACTCATACGGGCTTCTGCTACTTTGCCTTTTTTAGTAGGAGTCATGGCCTTCATACGTTGTTCGGCCTTGTTCATTAAGTCTCGTACTTCATCATCACTGAGTTCGGGATTCATAGCATTACGCCAAACCGCAAACTTTTCTTCTTCACTCTTGGCAGGATCCATTAATACGGCTCGCATAGGTGTAGCACGTGGTCCTTCTTGATCACGGCTCGGATCCTTGGTTTCTTGACGACTTATGACGTTTAATGTGTTGAAATTAAAGGGAATATTGCCAGATTTGTTAGGTTTTCCGTTGTAATTTTTAACATAGCTTAATGCCTTAACTTGATCAGCACCTACCACAACGGTGGCAGCTGTATAACCCATTTCATTTAATTTGGCTAGTACCCGAGTTAAGTCTGGCATTTCTTCTGTAGCAGTTTGGAAAATATGTCCGCTTTGTGGAAATACTTTTTTGTAGATAGCTAGTTTTTCTTTAGGGTTGATAGGATCATCTTTACCCACCGTACGACTAACAACAAAGTATGGATCTGCTCCCAACTCTTTGGCCTGTGTAATAACACTGCTGGCCAAGAACATGTGTCCCTTGTGTCCCATACCACGACCCCAACCGACCACCGCAGCCTTACCTTGACCAGTTCTTGATAGATCTTCAAAAATATTTCTTAATAACATATTAGTCTTTCCTCGGTGCCCAGTTGGCTTGGTCAATGGCTTTGACAAATTGACCTGGTAAATCATTTTTAAATTGTGTACCGGGGTGTGCTTGTACATAACCTTCAGGTTTAGTTTGACGAATTCCACCATGTGTGCCTGCACTGATTAGTTGTATTAGTTTGAGTTTTTCATGGCTAATCATTTCTACAGCATGTAATACAATATCTAGTCCAGGATCATTTAATACCTTACCTGCTTGTCCCGCAGATAAGTTAGCCTGTGCCCATTGAGCAAACTTTTGTTTAACGCCGGGAATACGAAGATTTTGATTATAGAACTTGTACAATATATCACCAGGTTTACTTAGTCCTGGTTTGGGTGCTAGAAACCCATCGATAGCCTGTGCATTTTTTGTAATGTATTGTTCGACTTTACTAACACCTGCAGGATCTAGTGTAGGAGCCTTTTCAACATATGTAGTACCTTGAACAATAATGTCTGGTGTACTTAATGCTTCTGCATTGGGATAACGGCTTTCTTCACTGCTGCCTAATGTTTCATACCAACCTGTGGCAGCAACCATGACTTTGGCGATTTTAATACGTTGTCCTAATTTGCTACCTACCGGAATATGAAATTCAGTGATGTTGGGTTTGAAATCGTATTCTTGACTTTGTGGATTTAATCTAGGTGGTTGATCAGGACTGAATAAAATACCGCCTTCAATGTATCCACGTTCTGGACTTGCGGCTTCAAAGTATCTCCACAAGTTGGCCATACCGCTGGCAAAATGTTCACGTTGACGTTCTTTACCAGGTTCGACTCGACCTGTGCCTAAAATAAATGCCTTGATATCTTCGGGACTATACATTACGGTTTTTACACCGTTGTCTAATTCGGTCTTACCACGTTTTAAATATTCCCAAGCATTTTTAGGTATCATACTAAACCGGCCTTGCTCGTCCTTGCCCCAATATACAACAGGACTGCCATCCCATTTTAATTCAATGCCGTGTCCTTCCTTAGTCATGCTTTGTAGACGTTCGATGGCATGTAGGCCACCTTGACTACCGTTAGTAAACACTAGGTCTTCGATATGTTGATATTTACGACCTACAGTAGGTGCTGCTGCTTCTGTTAATAGTTCGCGGATCTTCATAGTATGTGGTCCATTAAAAATCTAAACCATTCACGACTACCTTCTTGTAGACTAACATCAGGTGCATACTTGTCTCTGATTGCTGTGTATTTTTCTGGATAAGGTTTAAGAGCATTTAGTATGGCATGTACTGAACTCATATCTTGAGCAGTGGCATTTGGACCAATAATGCGTTTGGCAATTTCGTCTTTGTTATTAGTGATTAGTTCTTTAGTAGCACGATTTACTAGACCTTTATATGGACTTATCATCATGCTTAGTTCAGGTGTGCTGCTTAGATTAGCAAGGTCGGCCCAGATAGCGTGTAATGTGCCGCCCTTCATTTTAGGATCTTGACTATAGTCGTGTGTATGTAACGGTTGTGCAGCCTTAGCATTTTCCACAGCCATGATATCTACTTGTACTAACTTATCAGTATTACCGATTGGTATACCTACATGGATACTAACTCCAGTACGGGCAGCAAACAGTCCTTTGTTTTTAAAATACTGTTCTAATGCCTGACGACTTAGTTTAAGTTCTTTTGCAGGAAACGCCTTCATTAATTCTGCGGCGTCTACCAATACATCGATATCACTACTAACTTCTTTCTTACCTGCAGACCCTATTGGATATAAGTTTATTCCTGGTGGTAGGGCTTTTTCCAGATTAGCCATGACTAGTGGAAAATTTTGTTTTGTTAGTTCAACAGCACTAGGAACTACATTGCCACCTTCGTTTAAATTCATCTTATACTCCAATTTGATATTTGCCGTGAACAATATCTTCTCGATAGTGATCGAATAATCGTTCACACATGTCTTTCATTAATTCTTTGCTAAAATGATCCTTAAAACGACCAGGCATTTTATTACTTTCAAAAAACTCACGGCATCCTTTTGCAACCATTGGCTCAAATGCTTTAACCATATCTTCTTTATCTAGAGAACCGCCTTTGTGTGATTTATGAATCTTTACTGCTAATGGATGAAAATAATCTTTATGAAGGCGGTCGTGGTCTATAATGTACCAGAATAGGTCATTCCCGATACCTTGATCATCGCGTTCTTTACGCATTTCTTTAGCGATGTCTTTGGCTTTTCCGAAGAATTCTTTTAATAACATACTGATTCCTTATCAATCACAGTTAGACACTGAGATAGTAATACTATCGAGTATTTATTACAAATTAAACAAATAGGAAATTAGTGATTGTAGAGAACAGATTGTACTTGACCGTCGTTGATCATAACAGTACTGCGAACCCACACAAAGTTACCGTAAAAGTTATAAACATCTACAGTACTGGTATTGCGATCCATGATTTGTGTATAGGTGCTGGTAGTACCTACAACATTAAACCAGTCAGTTTCAGATGGGTTTGTGGCTAAAGAAGCCTGCATGGTAACAGTGCCTACAAAAGATGGACTACAGGTATACATTACTGTATGTAGTCCATCTCCGCTACTAAAATATCCATCGCCCTTTGCAGGATTACTTACATAGACAAGTGTGCTAGTACCGCTGTTAGGGTACTGTACTGCTACACTGGCAGTTCCGAGGTAGTTGATAAATTCAAGGGCTTGGCTAAGTGCTGACATGTGTTATCCTGATCTAGATTAATATTTATACTAGATCTTGGGATATGTTCTTCAACTTTCTTAACATCTTGTCCCATGAACAAGCCGATCATAGCCAGCGTACCTGAGTCTTCTACATAGATATAGGGGCTTTGATACCACCCCTTGACAAACCAATGAACAGTGCCTCTGGGAATCTTAACCTTTGAGCTATAGTTATGGATCCAAGATTCAAATCGTGCCTTGGTATCTGCTTTACAACTAGGACTAAAATATACCTTGTACTTGTATTTGTTAAAGGGTATTTTATTACACAATACTTTTTTATGTCCGTTATCGTTCAAATAGTCTAATTCAGCCGCACTTTCTGGCTCATGTAATTCTACAATGTATTGGTCTAATTCCTTTACCAACTCGTTGTAAAGATCAGTATCCTTGCAATAGATATTAAAGAAATCACCTTCTACTCGAATTTGTAGATCTTGGTCCAGGAACGGTTCTACACTTCGTGTAAAGTTTAGTAGCCGCGCCTTTTCTTCGGCGCCAATGGATCTAAAATCCCAGTAGTTGGACATACCCGGTCTGGCTCGATTTAGGCAATAATTCACAACCTCGTCGATGCCGAGCCGTTTAACCATCCAAAAGTTCTTGCCCCAACATTCAATCTTGTAGGGCCATTTCTTATAGAATAGTTTAGATGTTTTCAGTGTTCGATGTTTCGCCATCTGTGACCTTTTCTACTGGTAAAATATCTACTACTTCAAGTTTAAGTTTGTTGTCAACAATCGTAAGATCAACAACACCACCATTGGTTAACTTACCAAACAAGATTTCCTTACTCAACGGGCGTTTGACTTGATCGTCAATAACACGTTGTAATGGGCGAGCACCCATCTTACTATCAAATCCATTAGACACCAAATACTCCAATGCTTCAATAGTGGGTTTGACAACAATATGTTTGTCCTTGACCAACAAGTTGAGTTCGTTAATAAACTTCTTAACAATCATGATCATAGTTGCATGATCTAACTTGCCAAACTTGATAATGCCATCCAACCGATTACGGAATTCAGGTGCAAAGAACTTGTTAACAGCATCCTTGGGATCGCCGTCACGTTCTAAACTACCAAAACCTACTGAATTCTTTTCAGCATCGGCGGCACCTAGATTAGATGTCATAATAATAATGGTTTGACGACCATCAGCCTTCTTACCATTGCTGCCTGTGATAAAGCCATTATCCATCAACTGTAGCAACACAGTGAGTACACTGGGGTGGGCCTTTTCAACTTCATCCAACAACAGTACACAGTTTGGATTCTCTTGTAGTTGCGTAATCAACTGACCAGCATTGTCATCAAATCCGACATAGCCCGGAGGAGCGCCAATGAATTTGGCTACACTATGTTGTTCCTGATATTCGCTCATATCAAAACGAACAAGTTTAACACCCAAGTTGCTGGCAAGTTGTTTAGCGGCTTCAGTTTTACCAACACCAGTTGGACCAACAAACAAGAAACTACCCACTGGTTTGTTTAAAGACTTCAATCCAGATTGTGCAATAAACACTTTATCTAGCAATACTTCAATGGCTCGTTCTTGACCATAGACTTTGGCTTTCATATTCTTTTCTAAGTTGACTAGATTATTGCTTTCTTTGTTACTAAGTTGTTCCAAAGGAAGGTTAGTAATCTTAGCGACTTCGAATAGAATCTCGTCATGGTCAACAATACCGCCTTCTTGATCCTTGACTTTAAAGCGAGCACTAGCACAGTCAAGCAAATCGATAGCCTTGTCTGGCAACTTACGATCGTTGATATATTTGGCACTATATTTTACAGCATCGATAATTGCTTGATTTGTGATCTTAACACCGTGATGTTTTTCGTAATACTTTTTGAGACCTTTGAGAATTTTAACAGCCACTGCTTCGGTTGGCTCGTCTACAGTGACACGTTGGAATCGACGCATTAGAGCACGATCCTTTTCAAAGTGTTTACGATATTCTTCCCATGTAGTACTAGCAATAACTTTAATCTTGCCTTTGCCCAATGCACTCTTAAGCATATTGGCCATATCGTTGGCGCCACCACTGCCGCCAGCACCTGCACCATTCATCATATGAGCTTCATCGATGAACAAGATACAGTTGCCACGTTTTTCGATTCCGCTAATAACACCCTTCAGGCGTTCTTCAAAATCACCACGATACTTACTACCGGCAAGCATGGCACTAATATCTAAACTTAATACAGTATGATCTTTGATAAACTTTGGAACTTTACCTTCAAAAATCTTACGAGCAAGGCCTTCTGCAATAGCAGTTTTACCCACACCTGGATCGCCGATGAGAATAGCATTGGCTTTATTACGACGAGCGAGTACCAATGTGATTTCTTCGATTTCTTTTTCTCGACCAATAACTGGATCAATAGTTTTGGCCTTGGCTTTTGCACTTAGATCTGTACAGAACTGTGCAATCATCCTTTCTATTTGCGGATTTGATTTAGAACGAACTTCCTCTTCATCGATATCCCTAATAGCATCTTTGTTTAAGAAAGCAATAAACTTGTCTTTATCGATTTCTGCTTTATTGATAAAATATGATGCATGGCTTTTCTTTTCGCTGAATAGACTAATAAAGCAATCCACATGATCGATGGTATCGCGGCCACTAAACACCACTTGCGTAAATGCACGATTAAGCATTTGCTCTACCTTAGAAGTTTTCTTTGGTTTAGCAATATTAGGATTTACAATATCGAGTAAATCTTTGTCAATAAAGTTTTCAACATCTTTTTTGAGTTGATCTGTGTCGGCTCCAAAATCTTTTAGAATTTTTACAAAAGGTTCATTGTTTAATAGTCCGCACAAAAAATGCTCTAGTGTAATATATTCGTGATTATGACTAGATGCATTTTGTACAGCATGTTCAAAAATCTTTTCTAAATCTTTACTTGGTTCCAACATTATTTAAATTTCCTGTTTAATCTTACAATCTTTGTTTTCTTTGGTTTAGACTTTTTAACAGCCATTTCCCATTTCAATGAACTTACTCTGTCTTTGAATACAATACCTTCTAAATGATCCAACTCATGTAAAAAGCATTTGCAGTTATACCCGTCAAATTCTGATTCTTGCCATTCTCCCTTTGAGTTTTGCCATCTTGCTAATATCTTCTTAGGACGCTTAATGTTAACATAAATCCCAGGAAAACTCAAGCATCCTTCTTCGAGATCATCGGTTTCGTCAGTCCATTTAACAATAACTGGATTGAAAAATGCCTGTGCTAGTTCTGGACTGGCCTTGTATCCCATAACGAATACACGCATATCTAACCCAACTTGGGTAGCAGCCAAGCCGATCCCGTCATTGGCCAGCATTGTTTCGATTAAATCCTTTTCTAACTGTATAGGATCAGTGATTGGATTTTCAAAATCAAACTCTTTTACAACTGTTCTTAGGCTATTGTGTGGAAATTTTAATATTTGCATATGGTATTTAAAATGTTATTTGTTTTAGAATATCTTTTTGTACTTGATTGAGTGCAGGAATAATAATGTTTACTGATATTAACATGCGTCCTTTGAATCTATTATCATTTACCTTAGGCATACCGTAGCCAGCTGCCGATAACATCTGTCCATGCTGTGTTCCCGGGTTTACAGTTAGTTCTAAAGTACGTTTATCAATAGTTTCTACTAGGTATTTTTTACCTAACATAGCATCGATGCAGTTAACATCAAGTTGGGTTACTAAATCATCGCCTTGTCTAATAAACTTAGAATGTGGTTGAACAGCAACAGTAAGATGTATATCACCCCTAGGAACACCTTGTATGCGATCATCGCCCATTCCGGATAATCGTAATGTCATACCATCGTTAATACCTGCTGGGATTTTAACTTCTAATACCTGATCACGACCGCTAGGCAATGTTAGGTTAGCAATCATATCTTTGCCACTAAATGCTTCTTCTAATGTAATAGTAGTTTGTATGTTTAGTGTTTGATTGCGTGGTTGCTGTGGCCTTCCTTGTCCAAAACCAAATCCAAACGGGCTACCGCCGCCACCAAACATACTATTGATAATGTCTTCAAACCCCGGAGGAACTCCGCCGCCAAAATGGCCACCTCCCCCAAACTGGGGTCTAGGGTTATCGTATTCTGCCCTGGATTCGGGATTACTTAAAATACGATATGCTTCTTCAACTTCTTGGAACTTACGAGTATCGCCACCTTTATCAGGGTGCCAGGCACTTGCTTGTTTCCTATAGGCCTTTTTGATTTCTTCAGGTGTGGCCGATTTAGAAACACCTAATATTTCATAATAATTATTCATTTTTGTTTTTGCAATTGCCTCCGTGCCATCTTTGATAATTGCCAAGGACCTGCGTTTTTATCTACGCCTAATGTTTGATAATGATCTGCCATAATAGAAAAAAGGTATAGTAAATTATACTATACCTTTAGAGTTAAGTCAACTAAAATTATTTCTTATCTGGTACTACTTCTGCACCTTCTAATTTCTTATGAACTTTGATTTTTTTACAATCTTGAACAGCCTTGCCATCTTTCATAACTGGCTTACCTGCTTTGTCTAGTTTGTCATGACAAACTTCTTTTACTTCTGCTTCGGCAAATGCCATGCCAACGAATGCTGTTGCTAATAATGCGATTAATAGTTTTTTCATTTTTATTTCCTTTAAATGACTGGATCTACTTGTGGTGCAGGAGCCGGTTTGCCCCCAAACCCTGTTACTACTTCTGCTGTTGTTGCAACTGGAGTTGTTCCCCAACTTGGGGTTGTCTCGACTGATGCTGTTGAAGGTGTGCTTCCAAACCCGCCTGGAGTAGGTACTGCGGCGGCTGCGCCGAATCCTCCTGGCGTAGGTGTGCCAAATGCTGGTGCGCCAAACGCTGGTGGGGTGACTGTTGAGCCGACATTTCCAAATCCTCCTAATGGTTGTGAACCAAACGAGTTAGTAACTGCTGGCGCACTTGGTGGTGGGCTTACTGGCGCTGTTGGACGATCCCAACCTTTGTTTGCCGCATCCAATGCTGCTTTTTGAGCATCTTTGTCTCCATTTGACAACATAATACCTGACAATGTGCCTGTTAAGAATGTAGCAATAGGAATAATCAGTTCAAAGAACTTTTGGTCAATTGGACTAATAGCATTAAGTGGTTGTGTTACAAATATCAAAGAATATAACACAACGAACACAATACCAGTTAATGTCAATGCTAGGCAAATACCGATAAAGAATTTCAAACGAGCCATCAACTGCTCTTCGGTATATAAAATAGGTTGATGTTGTTGGTTATTATTTTCCACAATTCGCTCCTTGGGCTGTTGCTGGGGTTGAACAACACGGCGTCGGCGCGACGGAAGCCAACGGTTTAATATCTGCTTTAGTTGGGTCATCTTTTGGTGGTCCTAATCTCGGGTCTCTTTGACCTTTAAAAATATGTTCGGGGCAGGTTCTTGTAACATCACAAGTAGGAAACTTGCATAGTTCCTTGTCCCAGTTTAGTGGATCTTGGCAAGGATAGCGGAATCTATCCCCGCTACACATAGCCATGAGTACTGGTATTGCGATTACTACCGCCGCCCATCTCATTAATTTATGATCATTCATCATTGTGTTTTGCTCCTTTTGGCATTTAAACGCCAAATATTTGTAGTGCATGTTGATAATTTTTGATACGATCATCGAGACCTAATGTACCGCCATTGATACGTTTGGTCATTGTGGTAATATCGCCATTATCAGCATATTGATTTAGGTTGTTGGCTTCCCAGAACCAGCAAGCACTTTGTACACAACCTTCGAATGTTTTTAAATATTCGCTAGCATCGTCGATGCTGATTTGTAAACTGTCAGCAAATGCTTGATAGTTACTGCGACCAGTTAACTGAATAAGTCCACGACCGCAGAACTTCCAACCATCACCTGATTCTTCTGGACCATTGCCCATACGACCGGCATATGCTCTGTTGGCAATCTTTTCTTGATTGTGAGCATATTGAGCGGCATTGCCAGCATTAAAATAACGAGGCCAAACACGTACTAGACTTTCTGCTTTATAGTTTAAATTTTCTTTAATAAAGTTAAAATTCCCACTTTCGTGAGCACATTGTGCTAGGAAAGCTGCTACTCGTTTTGGAGTATTGATTTCATAATCGGGTAATGCTTGTGATAAAGCATCAAACCAATGATCTAAATAGGGATTTTTTCCTATAATCTGTGATAGTTGTTCTTTTGTTAGTGCGAAATCTGCCATAATATTATCCTGCTAAACTTGCTAATGTAATCAATCCATTTATAGCAGTATTTAACATTTCTAGGTTAGCTAAATCATTCATGGATTGTTGAATTCTTGCTGTATTGTTTAAATCTG